GCCGGTGGTGACCATTTCGGTGTAGAGCAGGGCGTGCTTCGACAGGAGGCGTAGGAAGTATCTGCAATGCCTATCAGTCCAATCCATCATCGGGGCCACACTGAAGCGGCGAGACGGCTCGGAACGGGCATGGCTAGTGTTTACGGGCGCTTCAGGTTTTTCGAAATTCATTGATACTGATCTTTTATACAGCGGTTTTTACCCATTTTTCCTTGTTTTCTGAAGTCGGTTGCTACAATGTAGCAAGCGAATTCGGCAATGTAGCAACTGGAAATGGGCACGATCACATCACGCAAGCGCAAGGACAACTCGACGGCCTATACGGCGCAGATACGGATCAATCGGGACGGGCGCACAGTTTATCAGGAAAGCCAAACCTTCGACCGAAAGCAGGTCGCCCAGGCTTGGATCAAGCGGCGCGAGACGGAGCTGGCTGAGCCTGGTGCGATTGAGCGCGCAAACCGTAAGGGTGTGACGATCAGAAAGATGATCGAGCAGTACCTGGATGAGTACGAGAAGATCCGGCCGCTCGGCAAGACCAAGAACGCGACGTTGAAGGCGATCAAGGATACGTGGTTGGGCGACCTTGATGACTCGGCCCTCACTAGTCAGAAACTTGTGGAGTTCGCGCAGTGGCGGATGGGTAAAGAGGGCGGCGGCGTTCAGGCGCAGACGGTCGGCAATGATCTATCGCATTTGGGCGCGGTGTTATCTGTGGCGCGGCCGGCTTGGGGTTATGAGGTGGATCCGTTGGCCATGCCCGACGCGCGCAAGGTGCTGCGCAAACTGGGCATGGTGAGCAAGAGCAGGGAGCGCAACCGCCGGCCGGCCCTAGAGGAGCTGGACAAGCTGATGGAGCACTTCTTTGAAATGCAGGTGCGCCGGCCTGGCTCGATCCATATGCCGAAGCTGATCGCCTTTGCAATCTTCTCCACGCGCCGGCAGGAGGAAATCACGCGGATTCGCTGGGAGGACCTCGACGAGTCTCGGCAGGCAGTTCTGGTGCGCGACATGAAGAACCCCGGGCAAAAAATCGGCAATGATGTTTGGTGTCATCTGCCGGATGAAGCTTGGGCGATTCTGCAGAGCATGCCCAAGGTTGAAAGGGAAATCTTTCCTTACAACGCCAAGTCAGTGTCGGCGTCCTTCACGCGAGCCTGCCCACTCCTGGGTATCGAGGACCTGCATTTTCATGACCTGCGGCACGAAGGGGTGAGTCGGTTGTTCGAGATGGACTGGGACATTCCCAGGGTATCGAGTGTATCGGGGCACAGAGATTGGAATTCGTTAAGAAGATATACGCATTTAAGAGGTCGAGGAGATCGCTATCAATCCTTTCAGCTAGTAGAAAAGGTGTTGGCACGCTAATCAAGGTTTGAGTGGAGTTATAGGTTGAAAATGGCGCTGATTCACGCATATTATGTTGGAATGCTAAAAAGTGGCGCGAGAATAATAAATGGAGGTTTAAATTGGCTCTTAAATCGAACTTGGTAAATTTAGATGCTTTGATAAAGAGGGCCGATTTTGCCATTGCAGACAATGATTCTGCTCTATTCGAGAATGTTCCTACAATTTCCCTCCGTGACTTTACACCGGGTGGGATGATTGGCCCCAATCTTCGGAAACCTGATTTTCAGCGCGAGACCAACCACTGGACGCCGGAGCAGGTTGTTTCTCTTTTAGAATGTTTCGTTAATGGTGATCTGATCCCCTCGGTCATTCTATGGCAGTCACCGACATTCTTATTCGTTATCGATGGTGGGCATCGTCTAAGTGCGTTAAGGGCGTGGGTTGAGGACGATTATGGTGATGGGCCTGTTTCTCAACCTTTTTTTGGCTACGATATCTCTGATGCACAAAAACGAGTTGCTAAGAGAACAAGAGAGCTCGTCGCCAAGAGTGTTGGGACTTGGCAGCATTATCAAGCCAGAAATTTGGATGCTGATTTGGAGCCAGCAGAAAGGAAAAGATTAAATACCGTTGTTTCAAGAGGATTGCCTATCCAGTGGGTAAAGGGCGATGCTGACAAGGCAGAGGGATCGTTTTTCAAGATAAATATGAAAGGAACGCCTCTGGATGAAATAGAAGAGTTGTTGTTGCGATGCCGCCGCAAACCCGTTCCGATTGCAGCAAGAGCAGTCATTCGATCTGGTAAAGGACATAGATACTGGTCCGGTTTTTCAAATGACATTGCTGTTTCGATTGAAGCTGCTGCGATGAATTTGCACTCAACTTTATTTGATCCTGAATTGCAGCGGCCTATCAAAACGCTCGATCTCCCATTGGGTGGGCCTAAAGGGATAAGAGCAGCGCTTCAGGCACTCATTGAGTTTATCCTTATCTCGATACGTAATCAGCAGGGTGTCCCGAAGAATATTGCTGATATGCCTGATGATATTGACGGAAGTCTTACCATTAGCTCATTGGAGAGGGCTGTAAGGCTGGCTAAACGCATTACTGGCAATGACGGTGGCAGTTTAGGGTTACATCCTGCAGTCTATTTTTATGGTCCGACAGGCCGACATTCAGGCCCTTTGTTCATGGGGACTGTGCTACTGATTGGGGAAAAACTAGCAAATAATGACTCAGGTTTTTTCGGGCGTTTTACTAGTGTGAGAGCAGAGCTTGAAACTATTTTAATCGATAAAAAAGAGCTCATTGCAACAATTTTGCAGAAGCAGTCAAGCGCTAGGCGTGCAGGATTATATTCAAAGCTCTTGGACGCGGTCATTAAGGAGCTTCTGAGTGGTGCGGAAGTTACTGAGGAGCAGTTGGTAAGGTTTGCTGGTATGGATGGTAAGGTTTTCGTAGGCTCAGCCGCTGTTGCGCCAAAGAGTTTTAGTGATGACACGAAGAGTCAAATATTCATCAGTGTAGCGCTTGCATCTGCTATGAAATGTCCATTATGTGGTGGCTATTTGGATAGCGAGAAATCATTATCTTATGATCATATTATCCGGGCGCGAGAGGGTGGGGATGGCTCTGCCGGTAATTTACAGCTGACACATCCTTACTGTAATCAATCATTGAAGTGTTAAATGCAAAAAATAAAGGGGCTCTGAATGCCCCTTTATTTATCCTGCACGGTTCATGAGTTTGTTTTGATCTTTGATCGCTTTTGCACGCTGACAATCTATGTAGTCTGCGAGATCCTTAAGGTGAACGCCGAGGCCAGCTTTTTGACTATTTGGTCCTAGGCGAACGACCGGTATGTCAATTTCACCGGTAAGTTGCTTTGTTTTGAATTTTTCGACAGTTAAGTTCATATAGTCCGCGCATACCCTATCTAGAGATATTACGGCTTGGCCGTTGTACTGGGCCATCAAAAGGAAAAGGGTGTTCATGCAACCTCCTGATTAATGATTGCGGGAAAGCGATTCGAATGCGCTCGCTACCACGACTGGAACCTGTCCGTTGCCAATGGCCTTAAGGCGGTCCACCCGATGGGCCATCCCATCAGCCACTCGGCCCATTCCGGGTTCAGATGACCACCATCCAGTCGCATCACGGCGTGATCCAGGCGATCGTTCGAGCGGTCGGCCCCGGAGCGGCGAGTCAATGCGGCCGGGGAGGATCCCTTTGCCATGCTCGCCACGGGTGTTGGCCACCGTCTGACGCGTGTCTTCTGCGATGCGCCAGATCCGGTCCCGCTGATGAGGGGCGCCGAGGTCAGCCGCTCCGATAACACCCCATCGCGCGTCATACCCCATTTCAGCAAGGTCACCGAGCACCAGGGCAAGTCCTCTTCCCACAAGCAATGGTGAGTTCTCCAATTCGACGTAGCGCGGTCGTACCTCATCGGTAATTCGTGCCATCTGCCGCCACAGTCCGGAGCGGGCGCCGGCGATACCCAGGCCGGCGCCTGCAACCGAGATGTCCTGACAAGGAAATCCTCCCGAAACCACGTCAACAAGGCCTCGCCAGGGGCGTCCGTCAAAACTGCACACGTCAGACCAAATCGGGAAAGGCGGGAGCAGTCCATCGGTTTGTCGTTGCGCCAGAATCTGTGCGGCGTAAGCATCACGCTCAACGGCGCAGACGGTGCGCCAGCCGAGGAGGTGGCCGCCGAGTATTCCGCCACCAGCGCCTGCGAAAAGAGCCAGCTCATTCACGCGGCCTCCAATAATGGACGCTTATACCCCTGAACAAGCTGCGCGGGCGGGCGATTCAGAGCGATTAGCGAGGCTTTGGGTGTGGCTGCCTCGCGCAGCTTTTCGTGGGGTATCAGACCCTCGGCAGAGCTGCAGGAAGAGGCAATGATGCTTGCTGCTGCGCAGCAGTTGTTGTTTACAGGCGTGGCGATTCCGTTGTTATTGCGGAGCAAAGCGGGTTGGGGTTGAGTGATGTTCAGTGCGTGCGTCATGCCGCTTTCCTCCGGTGTTCGATATCGAGTTGATCCATCAGGCGCTGGTGATACGCGCTCCGGGCGTCGTTGGGTGGCCAAGGGCGGATGGTTTCGGCTGAAGGTTCGATACCGTCTAGGTAATTGCAGATATCCGCATCGGTTGGCATGAGATCGCGGTGCTCGGTGGCCATTGCAATGAGGCTGGCCTGGTACACGCACTCAGGGGTCTCGAGGGGTAGGTCAAATCGCTCGCAAATACGTTGCCAGATAAGCTCTTCAAAATGCTGGTGGACGAACATCCACACGCTAGGGGGTTCGTCGATGAGGGCCACATACGCGTCGGCGGCGGCATAAAGTAGAGCTGCGAGTTTGTGTTCTTCTGGCACCAAGGCGGCAACAATGCAGCTGTGCTGAGCAACACTGTAAAACTCTCGGGCATGGCCGTTGAAATTGCACAGATGAGCGAGCGCGTGCGAGATGTCGTGTGGGTCAATCATGATGGTGTCGGGCTTGAACAGTTCGAAGCGTTTGCCGGTAGAAGTCAGAATTTCGTTCATGCAGCGTTCTCCTGATCTGCTGGCTCCAGAAGTGCTGCGATGGCAAGTGCTTGGTTGCGAAGGGTACGGGTGTCGCGTTCCAGTTTTTTGCCCGTGCGGAAGGCGGCGAACGTCTCGGCCGCGATCCGCAGTTTCTCGGCAATCTCCAGCAGGGTGATCCGTGCAGGTTCTCCAAGCTTCGAGGCCTCTACGGCGCGTTTGTAAAAGTCGTAGAGTTGTTCGTGGTTGTTATGAGCCTGCTTGAGCGATAGCGTGAGGTTGCGGATCTCTTCAGATTTGTCAGCGCTCTGAACGGCTATGCCTTCGCTGTAGCCTTCTGAATAGCCCTCAGTGAGGCCGTTGCTGAATCCATTTCGGTAGGCGAGCCAGTAGATGCCGGCGGTCATGAGGACGATTGCTATCAGCGCGCAGATTTGAATTGCGGTCATTTGGTTTGCTCCTGATTCAATTGCGGACTGGTGGCGGCAGTCCTTGGGATGGTGATTTACTCGGTGGTCTCGGCCTGCTGCGATTGCATTTCTTCGTCGGCTTGGTAGGCGCGAATGTCGATGAGCGATGCGACATGCCGAATGTGTGCGTATTTCGGTGCTTTCCGACTTGAATCCAGCGTGGTGATCGGAAGCTGGATCCGGCCGCTGTTGATTTCCGACACGAACTTTTGCTCGTTGAGGTTGCGGAAATACTTCTCGCGCACCGTCTCCAGCGGAATCAGCACGTCACCGAAGGTGCGATAAAGCAGCTCGATGGTGGTGGACTCGGGTGCGGGGCGAAGCCGTAGTAGGGCTTGGGCTGCGTTACTCATGGCTTTTTGTGGCCTCTTTGCGTTGTTTTCTTGCCGGATGGTTCCAGACGTTTAGGCAGTGCCGTTTGGTCAGCTCCCGCAGATGCTCGGGCACCTCAAGGAGCGCGGCGTTGCGCTCCTCTCGTGTCCGCATGGCGATGATCTGTCGGGCGTATTCCCTAGGCCACGTCACGGCGGTCTGCCGGGATGGCGGGTAGGTCGATGCCGAGTTGTTCAGCCAGCCAGCGGATGCCTGGTTGTTTCACTCTTGTCGATTGGCTGTACTGCATGCCAAACGTTTCGTGAAACCATTGGCCGTCTTTGACGCGCAAATACTCTTTGTCGCGTGTGGGATATGCAGGCAGGTTGCCCTTGAGCAGGTCTTTCTCCCGCATGAGTGCAACCAGCTTTGGACGGGTCAGGCCGAGTTGTGCTGCAGCTTGGGCGAGGGTGCGTTCCATCGTGCCCCCCTCATGCCGCGTGCGCAGCAGGAGTGGCCGCTGCAGCAATGTGGTTGATGGACTCGATGATCCTTGCGTAGATTTCAGCATCGGAGTCGTACAGGGTGAAGCATCGCGTGTGCGGGCTTTTATTGCCGATGCTCAAGATGGTGGTAACACCGCGTCGCGAATGGGTGCGATGCAACGCCACATGCAGGGGAAGCTCAAAACCCATGTCGAGGCTCAGCACGCCGCCGGTGTGCACCAGTTCGAATACGCGTTGCTTGTCCTGGACTTCGAAGCGGCCGTATTGACGATCTGCATGCGGACGCTGCACTAGGGCACTGGTGTTGCTGGCGTCGAACGGACCGTTGGCAATCTCTTCGATGAAGTCGGCCAGTTTGAGGTGCATCATCTTGTCATTCTGCAGGGTCAGCGTGTGGCGTTCGCTGCCCAGCTCGACAACAAAAGTGCTTTTCACTGTGCCGCGTTCAGCCTTGAGGCGGAATGCCAGGCATTCACGCTTAGGTGCTGTTCGCAGGACGTGGTTGAAGGTCTCTGTCAGGTTGACCTGGGCGTTGAGCAACTGCAGGGTGCGGTTGTCGATCTTGTACTTAATCATGCCGCGTGCCCTCCGTCATTCGGATCGAAAGGGAGGGGCTGGGATTTGGCTATCAGCTTGGGTTTGCTGTTATGAATGATGACCAGGCAGCCGGTGGCTGACTGCAGCTGCTCGATCATCTTTTTGTTGCTGACGCACGCCGGATGGACGTGGAGGGTTGCGCAGGTTTGCATGGTTTTGCCTCGCTCTGTGGTGAAAGAGTGAGGTAAATATCACGCAGTGTGTTTTTTAAGCCAACACGAAATGTGATTATTTTGTCACGTTGCGTGCAAAAAACGTGATGACTTTAGGATGCCGCCGACTAAGTGAATCTCAATCACGTCGCTCGCGGCGATATGGATTGGCGGGTGTTCGGCATTTACGCTGTCCAAGCGGTACATCCCATCTCTCAGGTAAATGAATTCCTTGATCATCGTTCGGCCCTCTGTGGTTCTGACCACAACCTCATCGCCGCTGAAGTAGCTCTTGTTGGGTTCGATTAGCACGTACTCACCATTTTTTATCCTGGGAAGCATGCTATCGCCGGTAACCTTTAATCCATAGGCATCAGGGTCATCGCTGTGGATGCTCAGGTAACCATCGCCGTGACCTGGAGGAAAATCAAGCGCTTCAAAATATCCTTCATTGCCCAGCTGTGCGGTCCCAACCACCGGAACACTCCCTGTTTTCGCTTGTCCTGCTGACGTTAATCCTTCGCCCTGGCTGCTCTTGAGTCGAGGGGGATATCTGATGTCGAAAATGTTTCCAAGCGCATCACCAGATAAATGAGGTAATGGTCCCTCGACATCTTTGACCAGTTCTGTCAGCGGCGTTTTCAGGGCAGCAGCAATTTTCCCTAGATCCTGAAGGTTGGGCTGGCGTTGGTCCTTCTCATAGTTACCAATACGAGACTGTGATTCCCAGCCACAGGCAAGTGCCAGATCCTTCTGGCTCATACCTTTGGCTTTTCTGAGTGATTTGATGCGTGAGCCTAGTGTGTTCATTTGTCTTTTTTACCACGCATTGAAATAAATTTATCGCACTTTGCGTGTTGTAAAAATCACGAATCGTGTTTATTCTGCGCTCCAGTTACAGGAGATCTTTATGAACAGGATTGCTGACCATCGAGAGAAGGCGGGTATCAGGCAGCGTGATTTGGTTTCGATTCTGGGCTGGACGCAGACACGGATTAGTAATTATGAGTCCGGACGGCGTGTAGCCGGACTTGCAGAATCTCGTGCAATTACGGCTGCGTTGAATCAACTCGGAATCAAATGCTCGCTTGATGATGTTTTTCCGCCGGAGATGGATTTCAAGAAAGTAGCTTAGAAAAAAGGCGACCCAAGGGTCGCCCAGTTCCTCCCGACACGCACCACCACAGCGCTGTCGGGCCGCGATTGGGGTTGGCGGGCAAACCAAATGCAAAACCGCCCACACCTTTCGCGTTTTCCAAGGCTCGGAAGCCTTGGTGTTGCTGCCATTTCCACCACAGAGCTGGCAGCTGTTGCGCCAGGGGTGAACAACGGATTGTTCGCCTCGGCACGGTGCCGGTGTTGGTCTTAGGAACCTCGCCGGCGTTTGGGCCTATCAAGCCACACGACAAATGTATCACCACTCCCTGTCGTGCGGCACTGGCAACATTCAAGGATTAATGCCATGAGCCGTATCATTCTGAGCTCTCTAGACCGGGCGCAGCGGGAAGTCCTGCCGCTCGATCTTGCGCTTTACCATGCCGCACGGGACTATCCCGGTGGTGCCGCAGCCATCGCCGCCACCACCGGCCGGAATGCGACCACACTGCAGCACAAGCTTTCCCCAACCCACCCCAGCCACACGGTGAACATTCAAGAGTTCTGCGAGATTCTGGAGCTGACCAAGGATCGCCGCATTCTGGATGCAGTACATGCGTTGGTCGGTGACACGATCTGGCAGGAGCTGGCCGAGGCGTATACCAATGACATGCCCGAGACGTTGACCACCGGCATCGCGGAATACTTCCGCAAGGTGGCGGATCTGGCAGACATCTGGGCCAAGAGTATCGGTGACGGTGTCGTTACTGATGAGGAACTGGCCGCGATTCGCCTGCAAGTGTTTCGTGGGATTCAGGGGCTGTTGGGGCTGTTCAACCGCGCCACGTATGTCAACCAGACGACGCGGGGTGTTGAGCGTGGCTGATATCGCTGACTTCGCTAATGACCTGGTGCAAGAGCGCATCGATCAAGCGCTCGCTGCACGCAACGCCACCAAGCCTGCCTTGGTGGCGCATTCGTTTCTGTTCTGCGAAACGTGCGATGACCCGATCCCTGAGGCTCGTCGTTTGGCGCAGCCCGGCTGCACGCAGTGCGTGGGGTGCCTTTCTCTCGCGGAACTAAAGGGGGCCCGCCATGCTTGATGAGGTAATTGGGCAATTAGCGGATTACGGGCTTGAGCCTGCGCAGCCGCTCGTGTTTGGAAAGCTGACTCGGTGCAAGACGGCACAGGACAAGGGCAAGGAAAAGAACGGCTGGTACATCGCCCATGAGCATCGCACCGAGAAGGGCGAAACGCTCATTTTCGGCGCGTTCGGTGATTGGCGTTCGGGTGAGTCGCAGAAGATCAAGGTCAAGGCCGGGCGGATGTCGCCTGAAGAGCGTGAGGTCATGCGCGCTCGGCAGGAGGAGGCGAAGCGGCGCGCTGCGGAGATCGCAGCCAGTGCGGCACGTCGAGCGGCCAAGCGGGCGGCGGGCATGTTCAGACGCATGCCGGAGAAGGGCCGTAGCGACTATCTGGATCGCAAGCAGATCGTTGGTATCGGTGTTCGGTATGCGCCTCGCACCGGTGCGTTCCTAGTGCCGATGTTCAACGTGCGCGACGAGATTGTCGGCCTGCAGGTGGTGTATCCAACCAAGCAAGAAGACACCGGTCGGGACAAGACCTATTGGCCTTACGGGATGTCGAAGGAGGGCGCCTTTCACTTGATCGGGCCGCATCCTGATCCGGGTGAGCCGGTGCTCGTATGTGAGGGCTATGCTACCGGCGCAAGTCTGCATATGGCGACCTCGCTGACCGTGGCCATCGCGTTTGATGCGGGCAACCTTCTGGTGGTGTGCAAGGCGATGCGTGAGCGTTTCGCCGGCTGCCCGTTGATCATCTGCCGTGATGACGACTGGAAGACCACGAAGCCGAACGGCGATGCCTGGAACCCTGGTGAAGAAAAGGCCAACAACGCGGCACTGATCGTCGGTGGCCAGGTGGTTGCGCCGATCTTCTCCGGTGAGCGGGAGATCAAGTGGACCGATTTCAACGATCTGCACGTTGCCGAGGGTTTGGAGGCGGTGCGCCGCCAGGTGCTGGCGGTGGTCAAGCCGCCGGCCGCTGGTGGCTGGAAGGACATGCTGGCTCGTAGCGAAAGCGGGGCGTTGATCGCGCATATGCAGAACGTCGAGCTGATCCTGGCCAACGATGAGCGCTGGGCCGGGGTGATCAGTTACAGCGCCTTCAGTTCTAAGCTCGTCAAGCTGCGTGCGGCGCCGTATGGCGGCGGCACGGGTGACTGGGCGGACATCGATGACGTGCGGGTGATGAAGTGGCTCGCGCAGCAGTACAACCTGCGGGTCAAGGCGTCGCATGTGATCGAGGCGGTGAGCGTCGTTGCGCATGACCATGCGTTTCATCCAGTACGGCAGTATTTGCGCAAGCTCGAATGGGATCGCGTACCGCGCTTGGAAAGCTGGCTCACGGACGTTATGGGCGTGAAGGCCACCGACTACTCGTCCAAGGTGGGCAAGCGCTGGATGTTGTCGGCCGTAGCACGGGTGATGAAGCCGGGCTGCAAGGCTGACTCGGTGATGATCCTTGAGGGCGCACAGGGTGCGGGTAAATCGACGGCGATGAGTATCCTCGGTGGCGAGTGGTTCATGGATACGCCGTTTGCACTGGGCGACAAGGATGGCTTTCAGGCGATCCGGGGCAAGTGGATCGTCGAGCTGGGCGAGCTCGACAGCTTCAACAAGGCAGAGAGCACAAAGGCCAAGCAGTTTTTCTCGGCGTCCACTGATACCTACCGCGAGAGTTACGGCCGTCGCACGATGGACGTGCCGCGTCAGTGCGTATTCGTCGGGACGACGAACCAGGACGAGTACCTCAAGGATGCGACCGGTAACAGGCGTTACTGGCCGGTGGCGTGTACCAAGGTCGACCTGGAGTTGTTGCGCTCGATCCGCGACCAACTTTGGGCCGAGGGGGTGTTCTGCTACGACGCGGGTGACCTTTGGTGGGTAACGCTGGATGAAGCGGCACTGTTCGCCGAGGAGCAGGACGAGCGCTTCGTAGTGGACGAATGGGAAACGCCAATCTTGACCTGGTTGGAAGAGTCGCAGATCGGTGAGACCACGACAGGCAGTGAGGTGTTGACGCAGGCGCTCAAGCTCGACCCGGGGCATTGGGGCAAGCCTGAGCAGATGCGGGTCGGGGCGATCCTGCATCGGTTGGGGTGGCGACGTTATCGGCTCGGGGCCATGACCAAGAGCCGGCAACGACTGTGGGGCTACAAGAAACCTGCGGATTGGGGCAGGGCTCCTGCTTTGGACCAACCTGCTTTCGAGGAGCCTTGCTTCGATGATTAAGGAGATTGATTCGTTGCTGAAGCTGTGGGCTCAGGAGCTGCATTCCGAACATTCGAAAGGGGGGCTTGCGGGGGGGAACATGGTTGCAATGATGATGGAGAGCAATGGGCAACTGATCCGCGGGCGGCGTGCCTTTCGTGCACCGCTGGAGAGCTCTCTCGACATCGAGCTGATCGTGAATAAGCATCTCGCGCCCGAGCTGGTGACGGTTGTGCGGGAGCATTACTGCACGCTCGATGTGGATATGCGCTTGCGCTACGCCCATTGCGGTTGTGGTCGCGACACCTACTACCAGCGTCTGCATGACGCGCATCTGGTTATCTGGGGCATGTTTATGGGGGTGGCTGCTTGACCCTAGGCATGGCTCCGGCAGTTGTTGTCCTACCGGCCCGCCTTGTCCCACTATGTTTTGATGTAGTGGGACAGGTGCGGGCCTTGTCTTTACAGGGTTGTCCCACCGTCCCACCTTGCAACGTCACCCGCCCGCATATGCGTAGTAGGCAGCAGTACGCGCGTTTCACGCGCAAGCGTGTTCTTTAAGTTCTTTCTTTACACGAGAAAGTAGAGAAAAAAGTAGGACGGTGGGGCGAGGCCCCTAATTTAGACGCTCTCAGGCGTCCCACCTCAATTCTAAAAGGTGGGACGGATGGGACGCCGCCAAAACAACAGAATGCCGGGGTGAGTTATTCGCCTACATTCGCTAGACGTTCACCCCACATTCACCACTTATTCACTGGGTGGCATTAAACCGGGGTTGCTGCCACCGGAATCGCCCTGTAAAAAGTAGTCATCTTCGATAGGTGCGACCGCAGAGAGCGGCAGGCACCACACCACCAAACCCGGCCATTGCGCCGGGTTTTTGCGTTTAGGGGTTGGCGATGACAAGCGAGCAACAAGCACTGGCAGAGATGCCGATCTGGTTAGTGATCGTCCTGGCCCTAGTCGGTGGCGTCTCGGGAGAGATGTGGCGGGCCGACAAGGATGGGGCGCGGGGCTGGGCATTATTGCGCCGCCTCGCGCTTCGGTCCGGAGCCTGTATTGTCTGCGGGGTGTCGGCGATGATGCTGATGATCGCGGCCGGCATGACGATCTGGACCGCGGGTGCCTTGGGTTGCCTGACGGCAATGGCCGGTGCCGACGTGGCCATCGGGTTGTACGAACGCTGGGCTGCCAAGCGGCTGGGCGTCAGCGAAGTCCCGCCAGCCGGGGGCGAACAGGGGTGATGCACCGATCTGGGGCGCCGAAAACCGCCGGGGACCCTAGGGGTATCTGAAGGACACGGGGTCGGAAACCCGCGGGAAAGTGTTAGCGGGGGCGCCCCCAGCTTACTGAAATTCAATCCATTGAAATTGAAAGGTCTGCATTGAAAAGCCGTTGAAAGGAGGGCTTATGACAGAACCGACTTACCTGTCAAAAAGCGCCTTCGCGGCGCGGATCGGCAGGGCGCCGAGCTACATCACTTGGTTGAAAAACAACAACCGCCTAGTGCTGTCGCCGGACGGAAAACTGGTGGACGTTCAGGCCAGCGAAGCGTTGATTCGCGACACCGCTGACCCGAGCAAAGTCGCCGTCGCTGATCGGCACCAACAAGACCGTATTCAGCGTGACGTTTACAGCCAACTGTCGACCCAGACCGAGCCGACTTCCACGGCTGCGCCGCCGCAGGTGCTTACCGGCGAAGGCAAACTCCCCGACTTCCAGAAGGCCCGCGCCCTGCGTGAGCACAACATGGCCAAGCTGGCGGAGATCGAACTTGGCAAAGCCCAAGGCTCGCTGGTCTCCAAGGAGGCGGTCGAAACCGGTGCCTACAACGCCGGCCGATTGCTGCGCGATCAACTGTTCGGGCCACTGCCGCAACTGTCCCACGACCTTGCGGCCATGACCGATCCCTGGCTGATCGAAAAACACCTGACGGCCACCTTCCGTCGAACGCTGGAGGAGGCCGAGCGCCTCTCTTCAGCAGACCTTGAACACGCCATGACAACGGACTGAACCCATGCACACGGAATTTCCTGACGGTGCAGAGGTATACCGTGAGGCTTATTTCCGTGGACTGCGCCCCGATCCAGACCTTTGGATCGACGAATGGGCCGACGAGTACATGCGAATCCCGCGTGACACCGGTGCCCCTGAACCCGGCCAGTACCGCACCTCACGGACACCTTATGCCCGCGAGCCTATGCGCTGCCTGTCGCCGGCTCACCCTTGCAGACGCGTGGTCACCATGGTGGCCTCGCAGTTGATGAAAACCCAGATCGCCCTGAACTGGATGGGCGGCCTGATCCACATGGCGCCGTCTAACATCTTGGCACTGCTGCCGAGCCTGAGCCTGTCCAAGCGGGTTTCCGGGCGAATCAGCAAGACCATCAAAGCGACGCCGGTTCTGCGCGAGCGAGTGGCTGCTACCCGTTCGCGGGATGCACGTAACACGATGGACACCAAGGAGTTCGAGGGCGGCTCGCTGTACGTCACCACCGCCGGTTCTGCGGCCAACTTATCGGAGCTGTCGGCGCGTTACATTTACGGCGATGAGGTTGATCGCTGGGAGAACGATGTCGGCCAGGAAGGGGATCCCATCCGACTGGCGGAGACGCGAGCGACCAACTTCGGCCGCAACGCCAAGATCTATTTTTCCAGTTCGCCAACGATCAAGGGTGCTTCGCGAATCGCGGATCTGTTCGAGTCCAGCGACCAGCGCCACTACTACGTGCCTTGCCCACATTGTGGACACATGCAGGTACTTGAGTGGGAAAACCTACTCTACTCGGCCGATTTCAGCGTCGTGCATTACAAGTGCGCGGCGTCGGGTCTGGATTGTGACGTTCTGATCGAGGAGCACCACAAGAGCGACATGCTCGCCCGCGGCGAATGGCGCGCTCATGCGGGTGGTGACGGCAAAACTGTTGGCTTTCATCTCAACGCACTGTACTCGCCGACCGGTTGGATGGACTGGGGATCGCTTGCCATTGAGTTTGAAGACGCCAAGAAAGCCCAAGCCCAAGGCGACACAAGCCTGATGCAGGTGTTCTACAACACCCGTCTGGCCAAGGTCTGGGATAGCGCACTCGAACAGACCAAAGCGGAAGTGCTGATTGCTCGGGCGCGGCTGGAGAATTACACCCTCGGAACGATGCCGGCAGGGGTGCTGATGCTGACCGGCGCCGTCGACGTTCAGGCCAACCGCCTGGAGTTGATGGTGATGGGATTCGGTGTCGGCATGGAGCGCTGGGTGGTCGATCACCAGATCATCTGGGGCGATCCGGCAGACGACCGCACCTGGGCGGTACTGGACGAGAAACTTAAGGCGCGTTACCGACATCCTTGCGGTGTCGGCCTGGCGATTCTCGCCGTCGGCGTCGACTCCGGCGGTCATCACACCGATGAGGTCTACCAGTTCTGCCGCGTTCGCCGCTGGCGCAACATCTTTGCCATCAAGGGTGCGAGTAAGCCGGGGCGACCGGTGATTGCACAGCGCCCGTCCATGGTCGACGTGACATGGAAAGGACAGACCGAACGCAACGGCGCCGAGCTGTGGTTTGTCGGTACCGATACCGCTAAAGACTGGATCTACAACCGCTACCCATTCCCGGACGGTCCGGGTTCGCTGCACTTTGCCAACGACCTGCCGGACGAGTTCTTCGCCCAGTGCGTCGCCGAACGCAAAGTCGTGCGGTACGTTCGGGGTCACAAGCGCATCGAATGGGTGAAGGGCAAGGCTGAGCGCAACGAAGCGCTCGACCTGATGGTGTACTGCCTCGCGATGGCGCATTACCTCGGCATCAACCGCTACCAGGAACACGATTGGGACAGGGTGCGACAAGCCCTGGCCCAGTCCGGCTTGTTCGACGACGCCTTGGGCATCAAGCCTGTTCAGGGCGAGCGAATTGATGGCGAACAAACCCCAGCGCCTGCTGCAGTGCGTCAGGCTCAGCCCGCATCACCACCCGCTGCACCGGCTGCGCAATCGCGACCGGCAGCCCCCCCTCAACGCCGTGTTTCCACCAGCGGTTACCTGAAGAGACGCTGATATGTCCTTTACTCAAAAACACCTCGACGCCATTGAGCGCGCCATTGCGCGTGGCGAAAAGACCGTGCGCTACAGCGACCGAACGGTGGAATACCGCGACGTCGACGAACTGCTCCGCGCCCGTGAAGAAATCCGTAGTTCGCTCACCAGTGCTGCCAGTCCCCGCTCGCGGGTTGTGCGGCTCAGTCATGGAGGCAAGGGAATCTGATGGCTCGACAATTCCCGGCGCTCTCACGTAGCGGATTCTTGCTGCCATCGAACATCAAGGCCAGTTACGAAGGCGCCGGGGAGGGTCGCCGATCGGCTAGCTGGGACGCCACCGACGATGGTATCAACAGCATCAACACCCCGGCGTTACGCAACCTGCGTGCCCGTTCACGGGCGGCGGTGCGCAATGACCCGTATGCGGCCAACGCTATCAACAAACGGGTCAGCAACCTGATCGGCACCGGCATCACGCCACGCCCAAAGGTAAAAGACGAAGAACTGCGCAACCTGCTGCAGGAATTGTGGGACGACTTTGCCGACGAGTCGGACGCCGACGGTCTCTGCGACTTCTACGGCCAGCAGGCGCTGGTGGCTCGCACGGTGGAAACGGCAGGCGAGTGCTTTGTGCGCTTGCGTCCGCGCAGTCTGGACGAAGGTCTGGTGGTGCCGCTGCAGCTGCAGACCCTGGCACCGGAGTTCGTGCCGCACGACAAGTTCGAGATGACCAAGACCGGCAACATCATCCGCGCCGGGATCGAGTTCAACCCGGCCGGCAAGCGCGTGGCCTACTGGATGTACCGCTCGCACCCGCGTGATGCGTCGTCGCTCAACAACGGCTACAACCAACTGGTCCGCGTACCTGCCAGCCAGGTGTTGCACATCTTCGAACCGTTGGAACCGGGGCAGTTGCGTGGCGTGCCACGCATGTCACCGGTGCTCAAGCGCCTGCGCAGTCTTGATAACTACGACGATGCGGTGCTGTTCCGGCAGGAGGTTTCCAACCTGTTCGCTGGCTTCATCAAACGCCGGTCGCCAGACGTGGGGCAAGCGCCGCGTGACCCGGTTACCGGCCAACTGATCACCGCTGATCGCGACGGCTTCACACCGATGGTCGCACTCGAACCCGGCACGATGCAGGAGCTGGGCGCAGGTGAGGAGGTCGAGTTCTCCAAACCACCGGACGCCGGCAACAACTACCCGGACTTCATGCGTCAGCAACTGATGGCAGCGGCAGCGGGGACCGACACCCCCTACGAGATCCTCACCGGCGACATGAAAGGCATCAACGACCGTGCGCTGCGCGTCGTGCTCAACGAGTTCCGGCGCCGCCTCGAACAACTGCAATTCAACGTCTACATCCATCAGCTTTGCCGGCCGGTCCGCGCTGCTTGGCTCGACATGGCGGTATTGAGCGGCGTGATCGAGTTGCCGGACTACGCCAAGCGTCGTCGCGAATTTCTGCGCACGCGCTGGGTGCCTCAAGGGTGGGCCTACATCCAGCCGGTGCAGGACGTGCAGGCGCGAATGCTTGAGGTCAATGCCGGATTCGGTTCGCGCAGTGAGATGTGTCTGCGCACCGGTTATGACTCCGAAACAGTCGACGCGGAAAACGCCGCCGACGCTCAACGTGCCCGCGACCTGGGCCTCAATTACCGAACGCTCGTCGAGGTTGATAGTGAACACGACGATCAGGAGAAACCATGAAACCGCCGTTCACTCTACGAATCTTCAACAAACTGGACGGGCAACTGCCCGTGCAAGACAAACACTGGTACAGCCTCCGGGCCAGCGGTGAAGCCGAACAGCGCACTATCGAGGTGTATGTCTACGGCGAGATCGGCACCTGGGGTATTACGGCCAATCAGTTCGTGCGTGACCTAGCCGCGCTGGATGACGGAACTTCACCGATTGTAGTGGCGTTCAACAGCATCGGCGGCGACCTGTTTGACGGTCTGGCCATTCATAACGCTCTGTCGCGTCTGGGTGAGCGCTGCACCGGTCGTGTCGATGCCCTGGCAGCCAGTGCCGCGAGCGTTGCAGTCTGCGGCGCTCATCGGGTGGTAATCGCGGAAAACGCCGCACTGATGATCCACAACCCGTGGACTTATGCCTCGGGTGATGCCGAGGATATGCGCAAGGTAGCGACCGCTTTGGATCAAGCGCTGGAGCTCATCATCACGGCCTACAAGGCCAAGGCGCCGGATATCGACGACGTAGAGTTGCGGCGCCTGGTCAATGCAGAAACCTGGCTGACGGCTCGCGAAGCGGTGGCCCTCGGATTGGCCGATGAAGTCGGCGACGGTGTGCAAATCAAGGCGTGTCTGGGGCAGGGCACGGTCATGCAGAAATACCAGCGCACGCCCCAGGCGCTGCTGGATCTGCTCAACGAACCCACGAAACCGACCGAGCCGGTGGTCGACAAGCCTGAGCCATCGGCACCTGGTGCGGATGCAACGGCGCTGGCTCTGCTGATTACCCAGTCATGCACTCAGGCCGGTATCAGTAACTTGATCGAACCGCTGATTGCAGCGACCAAGCTAGTTGACGAAGCGACTGTGCAGGCCGCGATCACCCAGGCCAAGTCGATCCGCGATCTGTGCGTTGCTGCCCGGCTGCCAGAGTTTGCGGTGGAGTTTGTACAGGCCGGACTGGACACCGGTGCCGTGCGTACGCGGCTCTTCGACAAAGTCGTAGGGAAGGGCGGGGGCTTCGAGATCGACAACAGTCTGCCGCAGAACGAAGACCCGGCTCCAAAAAATCAAGCCAAACAACCCGATCCGCCGTCGATTTGGGCGGCACGTCAGGCCGCTCAATCTCAAGCCTTTAAAGGAGCAAGACCATGACTATCAAACGCGAACCGATGCATGCAGGTGAGTTCCTGCTGTCCGAGGGCGCCGGTACCATCTCGCGAGAAGCAATCAACGTTGCTGCCGGTCACGCACTGGAGCCGGGTCAGATCCTCGGCCTAGTAACCGCGAGCAGTGAGTTCGCCCCGTATAACCCCACTGCCGAAGATGGCACGGAAAACGCCATCGCCATTCTCTACGGCCCGCTCGGTGAGTCAGATGTCGTTCGTCGCGGGCGCGCCGTAGTGCGGTTGGCCGAAGTCAGCGAAGCACACCTGACCGGCCTGGATCTGGCCGCCGAGAAAGCACTTGCCACTCATTTCGTGATCGTCCGCTAAGTCGATCCTTCTTTTATATGCATCTCGCCGCGTGCGGGATTTTTCGTTTCTGGAGAGTACCCATGGCCGATATCGCAATTTTTGACGACGAAGCATTTAGCGTCGATTCGCTGACCGCTGCACTCAACGATCAGCCTTACTTGCCCGGGCGCATCAGCGCGCTGGGGCTGTTTCGCGAGGAAGGCATCACCACCCTGACCGTTCAGATTGAAAAGGACGGCGACACCCTGGCCCTGGTGCCGGCTGGTGAGCGTGGCACATCCGGTCTGGTGGTTGCAGGCAGCAAGCGCAACCTGATCCCGTTCAACACCGTGCACCTGCCGGAGCGCTTCACGATCAAGGCCGACGAGATTCAAGGCATCCGTGCATTCGGTACTCGTACTGAGTTGCAGGCAGTGCAGGACGTGGTCAATGCACGTCTGGCCAAGGCGCGGCGCCAGTTGGACGCCACGCACGAATTCCAGCGCATGGGTGCATTGAATGGCCAGATCCTTGATGCCGATGGGAAGACCGTACTGCTGGACCTCTATGACCGCTTCGGTGTGGATCGTCAGAAACTGTCCATGGGGTTGGCAGATTCGAGCACTGAACTGCGGGTTAAGTGCGGTGAAGCCCTGGACATGCAGGAAGACGCGCTCGGCAGTGTGACTAGCACCGGATCTCGCGCTTTCTGCGGCAAGAACTTCTGGAACAAGCTGATCGTTCACAAGTCGGTCAAGGAGACCTACCTCAACAGCCAGCAGGCAGCAGCCCTGCGCGGTGATGCTCGTGAGAGCTTCGAGTTCGGCGGCATCATCTGGGAGCGTTACCGTGGCAAAGTGGCCGGTGTGTCGTTCGTGCACGACGACAAGGCGCTGCTGATTCCCGAAGGCGTGCCGGATCTTTACATCTCGGTGTTTGCACCCGCTGACTACATGGAAACGGTCAACACCCAGGGTATTCCTTACTACAGCATGATTGAACCATTGCCGTTCAAGAAAGGCATGGCCGGTGAAGCCCAGTCCAACCCGCTGCACCTTTGCACGCGACCTCGGGCGCAGATCCTGCTGGAACTCTGACCATGTCCTTCCGCGAATTGCTGGAAGACGTCGACGACACCGTGTTCGAAACCCTCGGCGACACGGCTCGGATAGAGGGCTACGACGAGCCGGTGCTGGGCATGTTCGCCGCACCGTGGTTGCAACCCAAGATGGGCAATACCAGGACGGCGTTGCGTGAACCGAAGTTCGAGATCCGCGTCCGCGATTCGCACGGGCTGAAAAAAGGACTGTTGGTCAGCGTGGATTTGCCGGCGTTGGACGGCGGTGGAGACTACGACCTGCTGCAGCTGGAGCCTGGTGGTGACGGTCTGGTTGCCTTGATTCTGAGGAAACGCCCATGAGCGTCGGCAGCTACTTCAAACCCTCGGCCGGTGGCGGGATGATCTCATTGCAGACCTCGGCGGCAGACCTAAAAGCCTTTCAGGACTTTGCCGCCGTGCTGCCAAAAGCAGCGGCCAACGCCCAGCGCCGAGCCATCAACAAAACCCTGCGCTGGCTTGCCACACACATCGCCCGCGCCGTCGGCCGGCAGGAGCGCATTGCAGTCGCTGCTGTGCGTCAGCGGCTTCGTGCTTACCCGGTCACTGGCGGTGCCAACAGCGGCAAATTGTGGTTTGGCCTCAATGCTATGGAGGCCAGCCGTATCGGCCGGCCTCGGCAGAGTCGCTCCGGTGTCTCGGTGGCCGGACGGCGCTTTCAGGGCGCGTTCTTCAAGAAGGTCTACGGCAACACCGCAGACGTCTGGATCCGTACCGGCAGCAAGCACTTCAGGGCGGACGATTATCCTGACAGCGATGTCAGCAGGGCGGTCGGCGCGAGTTCGGGATGGATCGCCGAACACGACAACCGCTTCCCGCTGGCTAAAGCCAAGGTGTCTCTGGAGCAGGCCCGACCACACTTCGAAAGCTGGGTGCGTAAAGCTGACGAACACTTGGTGCATGTCCTGCAGCAGGAACTCAATTTCGAAGTGCAGAAGCACTTGAAGGGGAAATGACGTGATGGATCAAGTCGACGAGCCGTTCAGTCTTGAACAGCTGTATCACGCCATCGAGCGGCGCATTCAGGAATACTTCCCGGGCCTGCAGACGGTGTCCATGTGGCCGGATGATTTGGATCGCCTACCGCTGCCAGCGGTGCTGATCGAGCTGGCCGAGATGGAGCCAGGTCTCGATCCGGGAACCGGTGAAACCGGCTTAGCCTGTAAGTTCGAGGCACGGGTGATCACCGATCCCATTCAGTCGGATCATCATCAACAGGCGGTGTTCCTGGCGGGCCACCTCGCCGCGTTGCTGCGCATGCAGTGCTGGGGTGTTGAAGTCGAACCGGCTGAGTTCGTTCAGGCCATGCAGGACTGGACCAAACCCGAACTGGACGGTTATACCGTCTGGGTCGTGGAATGGACACAGCAGATCTACCTCGGTGACGCCGAATGGCCATGGCCGGATCAGCCACCGGGCACCCTGCTGCTGAACATTGAGCCAGGCGACGGCCCGTTCCGTCCGGAGGATGTTCCATGAGTTCCGGTTACGTCGCGGCTCAGCACGACCGCATGCTCGCCGGCCTGGTCAAGGATTGCTACGTGGTGGCGGTGGATCTGGCCGCGTCACCCCCAGTGTGCAGAGTCTCGGACGGTGAGTGGGTCAGCGGCTGGGTACGCTGGCACAGCGTTGCAGCTGGCAAGGCGCGGCACTGGCGGGCACCGAGCATCGACGAGCAGGGCACTTTGATCAGTGCCAGCGGCGATGTAGCGCAGGGCACGTTCATTCCTGGTCTTTACGGCAATGGTGGCCCGCCACCAGACAACCGCGACCACGTCGAGGTCTGGCGTTTCGATGATGGAGGCTCACTGGTCTACGACTGGCAGGCCAATAGTTACACCATCACCCTGCCGAGCGGTACGGTCAGCATCAAGGTCGGATCGACCCAGGCCGAATTCACCGACAACGCTGTCAGCGTGAAGTCCGGAACGATCAATCTGGAGGGCGCCGTGAACATCAAGGGCCAGGTCAACATCGACGGCCCGCTGCACGCTACCCAAAGCATCAACAGCGATGCCGACATTCTGGCCACCGGTCAAAGTGACAATCATCACAAACACTAACTCAACATCTATTCAGCCCGCCGCGTGCGGCCTTTTTCATGCCTGGAGTTCTCATGGCCAAACGTCAAGATGAAACAACTGCGTCTGAGTCCACCCCCATCAGCCCAGTGCTGATGCCCATGGCCGTGACCTTTCGCGACACGCTCTACACCTCGCGCACGGTTGTCCTGCCGGACGGCCGCACGCTCGCAGTGGCGAAGAACAAGGTCACGGTCGATAGCGCCGACGATTTGGCGTTAAAAACGCTTAAAGCCCATGCCGAGTTCGAGCAACTCAAGGAGTAAACCCGATGATCGGAATGGATCGCCACACCGGGCAACCCATCTCCGGCATTGAGCATTTACGCCAGTCCATCGGGGACATCCTCGGCACGCCATTGGTGAGCCGCCGTGAACGTCCGGAGTACGGCAGCAAACTGCGGCGCATGGTCGACCTTCCAGTCAACGAGGGTTGGAAAAGCGCCGTGCAGGCTGAAGCGGCCCGGGCGCTGGGCCGGTGGGAGCCACGTTTGAAGCTGGAACGGGTGCGCGTGCTGTCAGTGCTGGGCGGCAAAATCAACATACAAGTCAGCGGCGAATACCTCGGTGTGCGCGGCACGTTGGAGGTGTGGGTATGAGCACCCTGGTGGATCTGTCGGAGCTGCCGGCACCGGACGTGCTGGAACCGCTGGATTTTGAAGAAGTGTATGGCGAGGCACTCGACGTATTTCGCGGCCACATGGGAGGGAACTGGACGGCCTCTCTGGAAAGTGATCCGGTGACCAAGCTCTTGGAGGTCGCCAGCTACATCAAGCTCGGTAACCGGGCACGGGTTAACGACGCGGCCAAATCGCAACTGCTGGCCTACGCGACGGGCGCCGATCTGGATCACCTTGCGGCTAACGTCAATCTCAAGCGCTTGGTCATTCAACCTGCCGATCTGCTGGCGGTACCACCGGTCGAGGCGGTGATGGAATCACATGATGCTCTGCGCGAGCGTGTGCAACTGGCCTATGAGGGACTGACCACCGCAGGGCCACGTAACAGCTACATCTTGCACGCACGCAACGCGTCGGCGCTGGTGGCGGATGCCACGGCGGAAAGCCCATCACCTGCCTGTGTGGATGTCACGGTGTTGGGCCTTGAGGGTGACGGTACGGCCGGCCCTGAATTGTTGAAGCTGGTTGCCACGGCGGTCAATGACGACGATGTGCGCCCGGTGGGGGATCGCGTCACGGTGCGCGGTGCGCAGATCCTGCGCTACCGCGTCGACGCCGTACTGCACATGAAAGGTACCGGGCCGGAAAACGACGCCGCGCTTTCCGAGGCGATCAAGCGGCTTGAGGCCTGGATCAATCCGCGACGCCGCTTGGGCGTCGAGGTGGCGCGCTCTGGCGTCGATGCGCAATTGCACGTTGCCGGTGTGGCTCGCGTGGAGCTGAAGGACTGGTTGGATCTCAAGCCGACCAAGGCGCAGGCGGCTTACTGCACCGGCTATTCCGTCGTTTTGGGAGGTTGATATGCGCAGTCTTTTGCCGCTCAACAGCACTCCCCTGGAACGGGGGATCGAGGCGACGTTTGCCGAAGACACGTTGATTCCGTTACGAACCTTATACAACCCTGACACCTGTCCGGTGCACCTGCTGCCGCATCTGGCCTGGGCCTGGTCGGTCGACCGCTGGGATCCTGCGTGGTCTGAGTCGGTCAAGCGTGCCGCCATCAAGGCGTCGTTCTTTATCCACAAGCACAAGGGCACCATCGGTGCCTTGCGTCGAGTGGTCGAGCCGCTGGGCTACCTGATCGAGATCGTGGAATGGTTTAACACGATGCCGCAAGGCGTGCCGGGCACCTTCGCGCTGAAGGTGGGGGTGCTGGACACGGGCATCACCGAGGAAATGTATCTCGAACTTGAACGCCTGATCGACGACGCCAAGCCCGTCTCCCGGCACCTCACTGGGCTGGCAATCAGCCTTGAAACGCAAGGCGACCTTAATGTTGGCGTGAGCCTGTACGACGGCGACGAACTCGACATCTACCCACCTGAAATGCAGGTCATCGACATAACCGGCACCTTCGGCGTGGTCGGTCGCGAACACACCATAGACACTCTGGATATCTATTCATGATTGATGCGAACTCTAAGTTCTTCGCGATCCTGACGGACGTGGGGGCAGCTAAACTGGCAAACGCCAACGTCTTGGGCGTGCCGTGGAATATCACGGAAATGGGGCTGGGAGATGCGAACGACACGGACCCGCAGCCCAGCGCCAAGCAAACCAAACTGATCAACGAATGGCGCCGCCGGCCGTTGAATCAGCTCAAAATCGACCCGGTCAATGCGGCTGTGATCATCGCCGAGCAGGTCATTCCAGCCGATGAGGGCGGCCGCTGGATTCGCGAGGTCGGGTTGTACGACGCGGACGGCGATCTGGTGGCAGTTGCAAACTGTGCCCCAAGCTTCAAGCCTATCCTGTCGCAGGGTTCGGGTCGCACGCAGGTGGTGCGGATGAACCTGATCGTTTCCAGTACCGCGAACATCAGCCTCAAGATCGATCCTTCCGTGGTGCTGGCGACGCGAGAATACGTCGATTCGCGCATTCTGGAAGAGCTGAGCAAGCTCGACATCAAGCAGTCGGTGCGCGCCGCCACCACAGCCAACATCAATCTTGTCGGTCTGCAGACGATTGACGGTCTCGCGCTCGCGGCCGGTGACCGGGTGCTGGTGAAGAATCAGGTGGCCGCCAAGGATAACGGGCCATATGTGGTGGCAGTGGGTGCCTGGTCGCGGGCCAAGGATGCTGACAGCAACACCAAGGTAACGCCCAACCTGACAGTGGCGGTTGAGGCCGGTACTACGCAGGCTGACACGATTTGGCAACTGGTGACAGATGGGCCGATTGTCGTGGGCACCACCGCGCTGACATTCAAGGACATCACTGACGGCTTTGCTCGTTTGTTCTCGCCGAGTTTTGCAGGTAACCCAACGGTTCCAACGCCGGTGCAATTTGATGTCAGCAAGTCGATTGTGAACACCGAGTTTTTACGGCGTCGGGGTGTTGAGTTCTCTGGGTTCACCACGAACAGCGCCAGTTTGGTGATGTCCGCTGATCACGCCGGGGGAATTCACAGTTTCTCCAGCGTGGCCCAGCTGACGGCCACTTTGCCGCCGACTGCTGCGATTGCGCAGGCTGCGACGATCAAGGTGGCTTGCGCGGGGGCTGGTGGTTTGATTGTTGCTCCTGCGGCGGGTGATGCGGTGCTTACGTGCAGCGGGGTAACCGGCTCACTGGTGATGGTATTGGGCGATACCGCCGAGTTCATCCGCCTGCAGGGGCAGTGGCGACTGGTCGGTGGCTCGGCGTCCATGAAATACGCCGGCACGATGATCGGCGAGAACTTCTCAACGCGGGCCAGATTCGACAACTCCAAGGCATTCGCGACGACTGAGTTTGTACAGCGTGCGCTTGGAAATTATGCCGATGTGCTCAGCTTCACCGGAAACACCACGCTGACGCCTGAGGCGGTGGGGTGCATGGTGGCTGTTGGTGGGGGGGCTACCGCGACGGTGACCATGCCTGACGCCCTCTCTGTTCCGATTGGCGCCGTAATTACTTTGCTGGGAGGGGCGACGGGAGTTTTGACGGTGCAGGCTAAAGCTGGTCAGGCGATCGTCACGCTGAACTCTGTCGCTGGTCCGATTCAGATGCAGCCGGCCGTACTAGGTGTTTTCAGGCGATTGAGCGATGGCAGTGGCTGGATTCTTGAAGGGGGCGATGCGGCGCTTAAATATTCGCCGCACTTTGCCTGCTCGCTTGGAAGCACCGGATGGCGCAAGTTGCCTTCGGGGGAAATTGAGCAGTGGGGGCTGACAGGTGGGGCGGCTGCCGGCGCGGTGATGCCAATTACTTTTCCCTTAAAGTTTCCGACGGCATGCCTGAGTGTGCATCTGACTTATGTCGACTCGGGCGTTCAAGCCCCCGCGTCACGCGGCGGCCCGGTTCAGGTCGGTCTTTTTTCGCAGACAGGATTCAGCTATTCACATTCCGGCACGAACACGTCAGGGCCGCAGCACTTCTGGACGGCCCGGGGATTTTAAGGAGCGCCCATGTTTTACAGAGCTATCGAAAACGGATTCTATGATCCGGTTATTCACGACGTCATTCCGGCGGATGCGGTAGAAATCCCTGACAGCCTCTACTTTGAATTGCTCAAGGGGCAGGAGGGTGGAAAGCGCATTGAGCCGGATCGTCAGGGCAATCCCCGGCTTGTCGATCCGCCGCCGCTCGATGCGCAGACGCTCGCGTCTATTGAACGCGCCTGGCGCGATGCGCAATTAGCGCTGACCGATTCGCTGGTGTCCCGGCACCGCGACGAGATCGAGGAGGGCGGCGCGACCTCGATCACGGCTGAGCAATACGCGGAGCTGCAGGGCTACCGCCGGCAGTTGCGCGACTGGCCGCAAGGTTCGCAATTTCCGCTCGCCGAGCATCGCCCGTTAACACCGAGCTGGCTAGCCACGCAAATCACTTAAACGCCCCGCACTCACGGGGCGTTTTTCATTTCGCCAAACGTAACACCAATACCTTGAGCCTCGCACACACGCGGGGCTTTTTCGTTTCTGGAGAACGAGCCTTATGAGTTTCTTTCACGGCGTCACGACCACGGCGGTCGATACCGGCGCACGCACTATCTCGTTGCCGTCATCCTCGATCATCGGCTTGTGCGACACCTTCAGCCCTGGCTTAGTGGGCGGCGGTACGGCCAAAGCCGGCGAGCTTAAGCTGATCACCACCGAGCGTGAAGCCATTGCAGCGTTCGGCGCCGACTCAGCGATCACCAAGGCCTGCCAGGCGATTTACGCCAAGGCTAAGGCGGTGATCGTCGCCATCGGTGTGCCGAAGATGGACGACCCGGCTCTGCAGACCTCGGCCATCATCGGCGGTGTCCTGGAGTCCGGTCAGCGTACCGGCCTGCAGGCGCTGCTCGACGGCAAGAGTCTGTTCAACGCCCAGCCGCGATTGCTGATCGCCCCCGGCCATTCGGCTACGCAAGCGGTGGCCACGGCCATGGATAGCCTGGCGCAGAAGCTTCGCGCCATTGGCATCATCGACGGGCCATGCACGACCGACGAGGCCGCTATGGCCTACGCGAAAAACTTCGGCAGTCGCAACCTGTTCATGGTCGACCCCGGTGTGCAGTTCTGGGACACCGGCGAAAGCAAGACGGTGGACGCGCCCGGTTCGGCCTGGACTGCCGGCCTGTTTGCCTGGACGGATGCTACTTACGGCTTCTGGGCCTCGCCGTCGAACAAGGAATTCACTGGCATCACCGGTACCACCCGTGCGGTCGAGTACCTGGATGGCGACGAGACCTGCCGAGCCAACCTGCTCAACAACGCGAACATCACCACGATCATTCGTGACGATGGTTTCCGTCTCTGGGGCAACCGCACGCTGTCGAGCGATCCGAAATGGGCGTTCGTCACCCGCGTGCGCACGTTGTTCATCCTCATGGATGCGGTACAGGCCGGCCATAAATGGGCGGTCGACCGCTCGATCACCAAGACCTACGTTAAGGACGTCACCGACGGCCTGGAAGCGTTCATGCGCGACCTGAAAAACCAAGGCGCGGTGATCAACTTCGAGGTGTTCCCGGATCACGAATTGAACACGGCCAGCCAGATCGAGCAGGGCAAGGTGTACTGGCGGATCCGCTTCACCGACGTACCGCCGGCTGAAAACCCGAACTTCCTTTTTGAGGTCACCAACGAGTGGATGACCGAAGTGCTTGAAGCTGCCTAAGGAGGCACCCTGATGATTCCTGAAGTTCTCTCCAACTGCGCCGGGTTTATCGACGGCGTCAGTTTTGCCGGTGAAATGCCGAGCCTCACCTTGCCCAAGGTGGTCCTGAAAACCGAAGCCTACCGAGGCGGTGGTATGGCCGGCGAGGTCGAGATCCCGACCGGCGTGGAAAAGCTCGAGGCCGGTTTCACCACCAACGGTGTGCGCCGCGAAGCGCTGAAGTTTTTCGGCCTGTCTGATCGCACCGCCTGCAGCGCGGTGTTCCGAGGCTCGTTTAAAGGCCTCAAGGGCAAGGTCACCCCGGTGATTGTCACCATGCGTGGCGGCATCAAAGAGGTCGACATGGGCGACTGGAAACCCGGCGACAAGGCTGAGACCAAACACAGCATGGCACTGACCTACTACAAGCTCGAAGTTGCTGGCCGAGTAGTTTACGAGATCGACATGCTGGGGATGGTCCTGGTCGTCGACGGCGTCGACCAGCTCGCTGATGAACGTTCGGCCCTGGGCCTTTAAGGACACAATGAAATGACGCAAACCAATCAAGCCACTCAAGAAAAGCCACTGCCAAGCTGGCTGCAACTGACCGAGGAAGGCTTTCGCATCTCACTGCGACACCCCACCGAACTGTCGGGTGTGCTGGTCGACACGCTGACCATTCGTGCGCCGTGCGTGCGAGACATTCGGGCCGCGCAAGCGAGCTGCAACGGCGATGAAGAAAAGCGCGAAATGTCCCTGTTTTCCTCGCTGACTCAGACCCCGGAACAGGATCTGATGGCCCTCAAGCTGGTCGACTACATGCGCTTGCAGAAAGGCTATTTTCGTCTGGTCCAAGACGACGAGATTTGACGGGCCAACGTTGAAGGGACTGGCCAAGCGACTGGCCAAGGAGACCGGTTTCTCGGCAGCCGAGATCATGGCCATGCCCTTCAACGACATCGTGTGGTGGCTCACGGACTGAGCCATTTCCAATCATCCTCGACCCCCAGGACACGCACATGGCGAAGAACCTCGCACTCGGCTTTGTCATCGGCGGCGCCGTCGATCCGACGGTGGGCAAAGCGTTCAAGGACGTCGAAAGCAAGATCAAGCACCTGGACACGGTCGGCAGCAAAGCCCGCGTGCTGCAGAACACCATCGGCGACACCATGCGTCTGCGCGAGGAGTGGCGCAAGGCGCACGCAACCGGCGCCGCCGGTGCCGACAAGCTGTTGTCCAAATACGAAAAGAACCTCGACCTGCTGAAGAAACAAGGCGTCGAGGTCGGGCGGTTGAGCAAAGCCTACGCCACGATGGGTCGCGTTGCGGCCGGTGCTGAACTCAAGGCGCTCGGCCACCGGCAACTGGACGAAGGTCGGCAGGGGATGAAAAGCACCCTCGGCCAGGCTGGCGCGCTGACTGCCGCCGTAGCGATTCCTACCAAGGTCAGCGCGGACTACGGCGCGATCATTCGTGACATCGCGATCAAGGCCAACATTGCCAACACACCAGAAGAAACTCAGCTCTCCAAAACTGTGATCGGCACGTCGCGTGATACGGGCATGGCGCGCAACCAGGTCGCCGAGTTGGTCAACGCCCTGGTCGGTGCCGGCATGGAGCTGGACAAGGCACTGGCCTATGCGCCGACGGCGGCCAAGTTCGCCGTAGGGCAGGGATCGGACGGCACAGAAACCGCCAAGATGATCAACGCCCTGGGGCAGAACGCCAAGATCACCGATCCGGCAGTGATGCAAAAGGCGCTGGAGGCCATCGCCTATCAGGGACAGGCAGGCAGTTTCGAAGCGGTCGACATGGCCAAGTGGTTTCCTGAGCTGTTGGCCGGTATGGGCAAGCTGGGCATCACCGGTATGGACTCGGTGTCGCAATTGGGCGCGATGTTGCAGGTGCAGATGAAGACTGCCGGCGGCTCGGACGAAGCGGCCAACAACCTCAAAAACTGGATGGAGAAAATCGGCTCGGGGGAAACGGTCAAGGCTTACGAGAAAGCCGGCATCGACTACAAGGGGTCGATGCAGACTGGTCTGCAGAACGGCAAATCCACGCTGGAGTCCAGTTTCGCTTTGGCTCAAAAGTACATCGAAGCAACTGACCCGAAGCGGGCTGCCGAGATGGCCAAAGCCGTGGCTGGCATCAGCAAGGAGAGTGATTCAGAAAAGGCCAAGGGCATGATGAAGTCCCTGGAGGAGGCCTTGCGCACCGGCGACCTGTTTGCCGACATGCAGGTCAAGGCCGCTTTGACCGCGTACATGCAGAACAAGGATCTGTATGAGCAGTTGAAGAAAGACTCGGCCAATGCCACCGGGATCCTCGACAAGAACCTGGCTGAGCGCCGGCAAACGTCCGCGCAAAAATGGTCCGAGATGGCCCAGAGCATGGACGATGCCATGCGCAGCATCGGTGATGCGATTCGGCCTGTTACTGATGCGGTGGCGGAGGGTATCACCAACGTCAGCCGCCAACTCGCGAGCCTGTCCGACGAGTCACCGCGTTTGGTGACGGCCATCGGCACCGCTGTGGCGAGCCTTGTCGCGCTCAAAGGTGCTGTCAGCGCATTCAAGATGGGCAAAGGCCTGATGAATATCGGGCGCGGCACGTTGATGGGCAACGCGAACATTCCGCAAAAAGTCATTGTTACCAACCTGCCCGGTGCTGGTGGTGGGCTCAATGGCGGTGATTTTGATGTCGGTGGAGAAGGTAAGAAAAGCAAAGGGGGTAAAGGCGGCGGGAGAGGAGGAGGTGGTGGGCGTGGTGACAAGATCGTGGGCGGCATGAAAGGCCCAGCGATCCTTGCAGTCGCGCAGGCGGGTTATCAGGCTTATGACACCTATGAGAACGCCGAGACGCAGGATGAAAAAGCTGAAGGCTATGGAAAGGCTGCAGGTGGTTTAGCCGGCACGTTGGCCGGCGCCGCTGCTGGTGCGGCTATCGGTACGGCGGTGCCGATCATTGGCAACATCGTCGGCGGTTTGGTCGGTGGTTATCTCGGGTACATGGGCGGCGACGCGCTCGGCGGCTTTGCGGGCAAAGAGCTGTTCGGAGCCCCGGACTCACTCAAGAAAGTGCCGGACGCCGGTCCACTGATGATGGTCAATGCCGGGCAGAACATCCCGCCAGTGATGGGCAATATCGCCCGTTCATTCGCGCCGGTACCGGTCGTCAAAGACATGGTCCAGCCGCAGCCAAAAATGTTGCCACTTCTGACCGACGCTGCGCCCGTTACTCAAGCGACTCTCGACAGTCCCAAGCCACCACCGGCTCCGATGCAAGCGCTGCCGGCACAGGTTCCAACACTGCCTGTTTCCAAGCCACTGTTGCCTGAACGGGAGTCGACTGCCACAGCAATGGGGGATGTCACGCGTGCATTGAATCAGCCGGCATCCCCAGCGGTACCGGCGATGCTTGCACCGCCTGCTGCTGCGAAACCCCAGTCGACCAAGGTCGAACAGCGGTTCGATATTCAGGCACCTCTGCATGTCACCGTGCAGGGCGATGTCAAGGACCCGGCGCAACTGGCGCGAGAGCTTCAACCCTACATCGATCAGCAGTGGCGTCAGTCCACGCAGCAAATGCAAAACCGCTCGCTGTTCGACCAACCGCATGTGTAACGAGGAGGGCCAATGGCCTACATGGAACAGCTACAGTCAGGATTGAAAAATTTGGCGGCAGCAGGAGAGAGCGGTCGGCGCAGCCTCGACGGCATGATGGGGCCAGTCAACGGTGCCATCAGCGAGATCAGCGGCGCGGCTTCGGAGCTGGAAGGGATTCCCTTTGTCGGTCCGGCGATGGGAGCAAAGCTGCAGCGTGTCATGCGCGGCGTCAACGCGGCTCAGGCCAAGGTCGGCCAGGTGGTGGCCACGTACAACAAAGCCACGCGTGCCGTATCGCAGATCGATGAGCGCATGGGCGAGCTGAAGGAACAGGCCGCTCGGGCGTCTACCGCAATCAACAAAGTCGCCGGCAAGGTCAGCCCTTCGCTGGCCAACATCGTGCCCACCGGTTCGCTGGGTGCTGATGCCACGCCATTACCGGAAGCGGTGAAGCCGTTCCCGCATCTGCTGATCGTGCAACCGCAGGATCCGCAGGCGCAGCCTTACTACTTCAATCTGGACACCGCCGCCTTTGATGAACTGCGGCGCTCGACTGAGTTTCGATGGGCTTCGCAGGAGCGACTCACCCGTCGGCCGGCACAGCAAGCGGTCGGTATCGGTGAGGAAAAGATCACGCTCAAGGGGGCGATCTTTCCCGGGTTCAAGGGCGGGATCAAACAACTGGACACCCTGCGCAGCCTCGGTGCCCAACTCAAGCCGCTGACCTTGACCACCGGCTATGGCGACGTGCTCGGCACCTGGTGCCTGAAGAGCGTTGAAGAAGAACAGAGCGCGCTGCTACAGGGTGGGATCCCGCGCAAGCAGGCGTTTACTTTGGAGTTTGTACGTTATGGCGACGACCTGCAGAACGTCTGATGGGGATGTGCTGGACACCCTGTGTTACCACGCTTATGGGCACCTTGATGGCACGGTTGAGGCGGTGCTCGACGCCAATCAGGGGCTGGCGGATGAGCCGCAACCTTACCGCGCTGGCATCGTGATCGAGCTGCCGGATCTACCTGGTCCCATTGAAGAAGGCCTAGCACTATGGAATTGATGGACTACAGTCAGGATGCAGCACTGACTGCTCCTTTTGAATCATCCCCTTCGAAACCCGCCTCGTGCGGGTTTTTTTATGGGGAAAATAAATGACCCCCGCCTTTCGTATCGTGGCCGACGGTGCCGACATCACGCAGCGGATCAACGATCGACTGCTGCAGATCAAAACCACTGATAAACCTGGCATGGAATCCGATGAGTTCGAATTACGCATCGATGATCGTGATGGTTCGGTGGTGTTGCCACCGCGCGGGGCCAGCATCGAGGTATTCCTGGGTTACGTTGAAACGTCGCTGATCCGCATCGGCCGCTATGTCGTCGACGAGATCGAGTTATCCGGTCCACCGGATACGCTGGTGATCACTGGCAAGGCCAGCGACATGCGCGGCAGTGGCAAGACGATCCGCAGCGGTAGTTGGGAAAACGTACCGTTGTCGCGGATCGTGGCCGACGTCGCCGCACGTAATGGCTGGCAACCGGTGTGCCCGATGCAAACCAAGGTGCCGCGTGCCGATCAGCTCAATGAATCGGACTTCAATTTCATCACGCGTCTTGCCAAGCAGTACGACTGCACCGCCAAGGTCGCCGACGGAAAGCTTCTGGTGATGTCACGTCAGGGTGGGCAAAGCGCCTCGGGCAAGTCCTTCGGCGTTGTGCTGATCCAACGGCGCGACGTCAGTCGCTTCCAGTTTCGGCTCGGTGATCGCAACACGCACAAGGCGGTATCGACCAAGCACCAGGACAAGAAAACCGGAAAGCTCGCGGTGGTCACCTTGGACAACGACGAGTCGCCGGATGGATTGCCACCGGTGCATACAGACCGCCACATCTACCCGAACAAGTCCGCAGCCGAAGCCGCCGCCAAGGCACGTCTCACTGCGTTCAACCGTTCCACCGCCGGTGTCCGGCTGGAAATGGTCGGACGCACCGACCTGTTCGCCGAACGCTCGATCAATGCCCAGGGTTTCAAGGTCGGCCTCGATGGCGAGTATTTGGTCGACTCGGTGGAGCAGGTATTCACCCAGGCCGGCTGGAGCACGACGGTCGAGTGCAACGGCGGCAAGAAGGGTAAAGCCAAAGCCAAGGGCAAGAAGAAAAAGGCGCCGAAGGATCTGAAGGTCGTTCAGCTCAAGCAGTAGCGCCGCATCATCACCACTCAAGGAGACATTGATGTCACTGACCGAACAGCAACTGCAATCCATCATGCCCAACGCCCGCCGCCAAGCGGGCGTTTTTGTATCTGCACTCAACGCTGCCATGGCGCACCGACAGATCAACACGCCGAAACGCCAAGCCGCGTTCCTGGCTCAAATCGGACACGAGTCCGGTCAGCTGCAGTACGTCCGGGAGCTGGGCGGCGATCAATACCTGAGCAAATACGACACCGGTGCCCTGGCCGCAAAACTGGGCAACACCCCGGCAGCGGACGGCGATGGCCAGCGTTATCGCGGTCGTGGGCTGATTCAGGTGACCGGCCACGACAACTACCTGCGCTGCAGCCTGGCACTGTTCGGCGACGAGCGATTGCTGCGTACCCCTGAGCTGCTGGAGTTGCCGCAGTGGGCTGCTGAATCGGCGGCATGGTTCTGGTCGGTGAATGGGTTGAACACGCTCGCGGATCAGAACGAATTCAATGCGATCACCCGCAAGATCAACGGTGGTCTCAATGGCTTGCAGGATCGGCTGGAACTTTGGGGGCGGGCGAGGGCTGTTTTATGCGTCTCAGCGACCTGACACCTGCGCCCTATCGGCTGCTGGGCAAGGTGGTGCTGCTGATCTGCTTGGTCGGCACGTCCGCCGCCATTACCTGGCAGGTGCAGGACTGGCGCTACGGTAGTCGCCTCAGCGAGCAGTCCCGACTACACACCGAAACCCTCAATCAGATGGCCCAGGCCACGGCCGCGCAACAGCGTGCCGATCAGGACAAGCGCCTCGCGCTCGAGCGGCGTCTGGCAGCCAGCGAACAAACCCATTATCGAGCCTTGAGCGATGTCCAACGTGATCAAGGTCGCCTGCGCGACCGCCTTGCCACTGCTGATCTGCGCCTGTCAGTCCTACTCGACGCCACCTCCGACGCCGGCAACAGATCGGTGTCAGCCACCACCGCCACCGGCGACGTGGTTCATGGCCCCACAAGAGCCGAACTTGACCCAGCGCATGCTCAACGAATTATCAGCGTCACCGATGACGGCGACCGGGGGCTAATTGCCCTCGCGGCCTGTCAGGCATACGCCAAAGAAGTCTCAACACCGAAGTGA